GTCGAGAACATCGTCAAGCTCAAGGTCTTTGATGGCGGCGGTGCTCCGCAGGAGCGGGCGGCCCCGCCATCGGATTTGACGCCGCGACAAGCCGAGATTTGGCAGGCGATAGTCCGGGATGAGCCGGTCGATTTTTTCAGCACCAACGCAACGCAGATGATGCTCAAGGCGCTGGTGCAGGCGGTCGAGAGTCTGGAGATTGTACAGGCGACGATCAATATGTTTGAGCCTTCGTGGCTCAAGAGCGGAAACGGGGCGAAGCGTTATCACGAGTATATAAAATCCCGCTCGCTGTGCATGGCGGATGTAGCGAAATATACAACCAAGCTGCGGCTTACTAATCAGGCCCGGTACACACCGAAGGCAGCGGGGACGGCGTCTAATAATACGCTGAAGGGTAACAAGCCGTGGGAGTGGGACCCGCCATTCAAATGAGTAAGCGGCGGCTGACGCGCGGACAGAAAAATATCGAGTGGATAGAACAATACTGCCGGGTGCCTGAAGGACCAGACGTTGGTCAGAAAGTAAAGCTTCGTACTTGGCAGAAGCGCGAGATACGCAGGATCTACGACAACAAGCACGGGACCCGGCGTGCGATCATATCGTTCGGGCGGAAGAACGCTAAGTCGTCGCTCGCGGCGATGCTTCTACTCTTGCATCTGATAGGATTAGAGAGTCGAAGAAATTCGCAGCTTTTCAGCAGTGCTCAATCGCAGCGGCAAGCCAGCCTAATCTTCTCGCTGGCGACGAAGATGATCCGTATGGACCCAGATTTGCGAGCCTGCGTGATGGTCCGTGATGCTAGCAAGATGCTGGTATGCCCGGAAAGAGGTACTGAATATCGCGCGCTGTCTGCCGAAGTAAAGACCGCGTTCGGGCTCAACCCGGTCTTCATAATTCACGATGAGCTAGGGCAGGTACGCGGGCCGACAAGTGAACTCTATGAGGCGCTGGAGACGGCGACCGGCGCACAGGAAACCCCGCTCTCCATAATTATCAGCACGCAGGCTCCTACTGACAACGATCTGCTTTCGATCCTGATAGACGATGCGAAGGCGAAGAATGATCCGCGTGTTGTGCTTTCGCTCTATACCGCACCGGCAACCGCACCGGCATTCGATGAGAAGACTATCAAGATGGCGAACCCGGCGTTCGGGGACTTCCTCAACAAGCAGGAAGTCATGGCGATGGCCGAGGATGCGAAGCGGATGCCGAGCCGTGAGGCTGAGTACCGCAATCTAGTGCTCAATCAGCGCGTCGAGGCGCATGACCCGTTCATCAGCAAGTCACTCTGGCAATCGTGTGGTGGATTGGTTGATGAGGATTGGGGCGATACGCCGGTATACGGCGGACTCGATCTGTCATCGGTCAATGACCTTACTGCGCTTACTCTTATCGCGAATGTCAGAGGTACGTGGCAGGTAAGAGCAATGTTCTGGCTACCTGAAGACGGGATAGCGGAGCGGTCGCGGCGGGATCGCGAGAACTACGTGGTATGGGCACGGGAGGGTTTTATAGACCTCACTCCGGGCAAGTCGATAGAGTATGAGTATGTCGCTATTCAGTTAGCGGAGATTCTACGAGGGGTGAACATTCAGAAGATCGCTTTTGATCGGTGGAATTTCAAAAATCTAAAACCGTGGCTGCTGAAGGCTGGGTTTGAGGAAAAAGAGCTAGAGGAAAAGTTTGTAGAATTTGGGCAGGGCTATCAGTCGATGAGTCCGGCGTTGCGATTCGTAGAATCTCTGTTGTTAAGCGGTAAGCTGGCGCATGGAAACAATCCGGTCTTGACGATGTGCGCAGGTAGCGCGGTCGTTACTCGCGATCCCGCCGGTAATCGTAAACTCAATAAGGTGAAGTCGCGTAAACGTATCGACGGAATGATATGTCTGGCGATGGCTGCTGGGCTAGCGGAATCCACGCCAGTTGAGCAGCCTAAAGAGTTTCAGGTTATCATCATATGATGACTCAGGATCAGCGCATCGCCGTCATGGTCGCCATCTCTGTGCCATTGACGATTATCGTGGCCACTGTCACGATCTGGTGCACTCATCCTTTCGCCCGGCACAATTGGTGTCCTTATTTTTGCGATTTGTTTCTGAGTGATAAGCACAACGCGAATACCAGATGGTGATCCTATGAACATTCCTGTGAGCATTTCCAAGAACATGAACCGTGCGTATTCGGTTCTGGAAGTGAAAACGGTTGACGAAGATCAGCGTATCATTTCCGGCATCGCCACCACGCCTTCGGCAGATCGCGTTGGTGACATTGTGGAGCCACTAGGCGTTAAGTTCAAAAATCCGTTGCCGCTACTTCACATGCACCGATCGGATCAGCCGGTTGGTACGGTGAAGTTTGACAAGGCGACCAAGGAAGGAATCACGTTTACTGCTAAGATGCCACGCATGGCCGCGTCTGGCCCATTGAAAGATCGCATTGATACCGCGTGGGAAGAAGTCAAACTGGGTTTGGTGCGTGGCGTGTCTATCGGGTTCCGTCCGATTGAAATGTCGATGATGGATGACGGTGGAATTCGTTTCCTGAAAAGCGAAGTTCTGGAATTGTCGCTTGTTACTATTCCGGCGAATGCCGAAGCCAGCATTCACACGATCAAGTCTCTGGATGCCGAAGCAATGGCCGCGACTGGCCCTACCGGTCCAAACGGATCGATTGGTGTAGATGGCATTTCCCCTCCCGGCGTCACGGGACCAAAGATTGTTGCACCTGTGATTAAAGCCGCCCCAAAGGAGGGCAAGATGAAAACCTACGAAGATCGAATCAAGGATTATGAAGCCACGCGCATGGCGAAGGCCGCGCGGATGGCCGAACTGATGAACGCTTCCGGTGAGGAAGGCGAGACGCTGGGCGAAGCCGAGCAGACCGAATACGATACCGCTCGCGACGAAGTTAAGGCTATCGATGCTCACCTCGTGCGCCTGCATGAGATGAAGGCGATGGCTGTAACGCAGGCGGTGCCGGTAGTAGCGACTACTCCTGATGTCGCAAGCAAGTCACGCGGCGGCGTCAAGGTCGAAGTGATCGGCTCGATGGTGCCGAAAGGCATCACCTTTGCCCGGTTGGCAATTGCCAAGATGATCGCTTCCCGTGAAATGTGCCCGCCGCATGAAATTGCGAAAATGCGTTGGCCGGATCAGCCGGAGATTCAGACTATCCTCAAGGCAGCGGTCACCGCTGGCTCCTCCACCACGATGTCAGGGTTGGTCGAGCCGCAGATGTATACTCAGGAGTTCATCGAATATCTGTGGCCGCGAACCATCATCGGCAGGATTCCGGGTTTGACGCGGGTGCCGTTCAACATCAAGGTCCAGCGCCAGATCACCGTTAGCTCGGTCAACTGGGTCGGTGAAGGCAAGCCGAAGCCGGTCAGCAAAGGCAGCTTCGATACCGTGACGCTTGGTTACTTCAAGATCGCGGGCATCGTCGGGCTCACGGATGAAATCGTGCGGTTCTCTTCGCCATCGGCGGAAGCTCTGGTGCGCGATGAACTGGCGAAGGCGATCATCAAGCTGATGGACAAGGACTTCCTTGATCCGGAAAAGGCGGCGGTTGCCAACACGTCACCGGCATCGGTCACTAACGGTGTCACTCCGATCACGGCATCGGGCACTGCCTATTCCAATTTCGTCACGGACTTCGGTCTTGTGATGGCAAACTTTGATGCGGCTGAAATCGACACCAGCAGCCTCGTCATGATCACGCGTGCGCGTCAGGCTCGCACCTTGGGACTGATGCTCAATGCGCTCGGCCAACCGCTATTCCCGAATGTGGGAGCGACCGGTGGCAATATCATGGGCTTTACCGTCATCACTTCCACTAACGTGGACTATACGGAAGACAGCCCGCAGGAAGGCGACAACATCATCTTCCTGAATGCGCCGGATATCTTCCTTGCGGATGACGGCTCGGCACAGATCGATGTGTCGCGTGAAGCTTCGGTGCAGATGAACGATGCGCCGGATGATCCTGCGTCTGCTTCGACTGTCATGGTTTCGGCATTCCAGCAGAACTTGGTGTTCGTACGTGCAGAACGCTACATCAACTGGCTGAAGCGGCGCGCTGAAGCAGTCCAGTATATCAAGGCGGCCAAATACGCTTAAGGTTTCCTTCCGATCCTATAGCGTTTGAGTCGCATGGTGAGAAGACCGGGGCTTGCAGTCCCCAAGCCAATGGCTCCGGTCTTTTTCTTTTTTTCAAACGGAGTTCATCCCATGGCTGATAAAGTTAAGCTGGTCGCGAAGGAGCGTTTTACCTACGCTGGCAAGAATGTCGAAAAGGGTGAGGAGTTTGAAGCTGGCGCGGAAGATGTTGGGTTGCTGACGGCAGCATTTCGGCCGATGGCGGAGAAGAAGGGCAATGATGTTAGTCCGCTATCCACCAAGGACTTGCCGCCCGCCACGAAGCCCTATCCCACCGCTTCTATTCGCGCTGGGGAAGCTACCGGCAAAGCGACTAATAAAAATTCAAAAGCTGAAGGCGCGGCCAAGTATTCTCGCCGCGATATGAAAGCCGAAGACTGATATGCGCCTCCTAGGCTGGGACATAACCCGGAAGGCGGCGCCTCCGGTAACGCATCCGGTGAACGACTTCAGTCGTGGCTGGTGGCCGACTATTCGCGAGCCATTTACCGGCGCATGGCAACGCAATCTTGAGCTAACCAACGAATCGGTTTTGACCTATCACGCGGTCTATTCATGTGTGTCGCTTATTGCTTCGGACGTTTCTAAATGCCGGTTGAAATTAGTACAGCAAACTGAATCCGGCATCTGGAAAGAATTTAGTTCTGGTGCATTCTCGCCGGTCATTCGCAAGCCAAATCATTATCAGAACAGAATCAAATTTTATGAACAATGGGTGATGTCAAAATTGCTGATGGGGAATATGTATGCGCTGAAGGCGCGTGATGAGCGCGGCGTTGTCGTAGCCTTATATATTCTTGATCCGGCACGGGTTAAGGTGTTGATCGCGAGCGATGGCTCGGTCTGGTATGAACTGAATCGCGATAATCTTAGCGGTTTAGACAGCGACCTCAACATCACTGTCCCTGCCAGTGAAATCATTCACGATGTAATGACGCCACTCTATCATCCGCTGTGCGGCGTCTCGCCTCTGACCGCCTGCAATATTCCCGCAGCGCAGGGCCTTGCCATCCAAAACAATTCAGGGAAATTCTTTTTGAACGGCTCTATGCCGGGCGGCATTCTTACTGCGCCCAGTCATATCGATGATGAAACAGCAGCACGGCTTAAGCTCCATTGGGACCAGAAGTTCAGCGGAAATAATGTTGGCAAGATTGCCGTGCTCGGTGATGGCCTTAAGTTCGAACAGCTTTCAATTCACGCGGTAGATGCGCAGTTGATCGAGCAGTTGAAATGGTCGGCTGAAACAGTTTGCTCTACCTTCCATGTGCCACCTTTCATGGTCGGCGTAGGTGCGGCCCCTGCTTACAACAATATCGAAGCGCTGAATCAGCAATACTATTCGCAATGCCTGCAGAAGTTTTTTGAATGTATCGAGCTTTGTCTGGATGAAGGGCTAGGGCTCACGGAAGCTGGCGGCACAACTCCTTATGGTACCGAATTCGATCTTGATGATCTGCTGCGCATGGATACTCGCACGCTGGTTGAAGCGGAAGCGCGAGCGGTTGGCGCTGGCATCAAATCCCCGGATGAGTCACGCAAGCGGTTGAATCTTGGTCCGGTCAAAGGCGGACAGACACCGTATCTGCAGCAACAGAATTATTCACTTGCCGCACTGGATGAACGTGATCGCGGTGAAAATCCTTTTGGTAGCAACAAGCCGGAG